GTTAATGTGTTACCCCCCGCAGTGTAACCTGTGCCAGATACTTCATTTGTGGTAGAATAAGCTGTTGTTTCCGCATTTAAAGTTGCGTCAGATGTATATAATGCAATCTTAAAAGACTGAGAAGTATCACTACTAAAATCCATTTCCCCATTCAACAAAGCGACTTTAAATGATGTACACATGTAATTTCCAGTAAAGGCCATGATATACTCCTAAGTCACGGGGGTTCTATATTGTCCAGAACGATATGTATCTTGCCGCAATTTACCACCTCCAACGTTTTTCAACAAGTTAAGAGACACAACAAACATCTTATTATAGTTATCAATTACATCTGCTTCTGCTTTTTGGAATCGTGCTGCTTCTACTAAAGCACCGTTTAACAACGCAGTGTCAAAATTATCTCCTAGATAAGTACCCCCAGCAGTCACTATTGACGTGGGATACTTAGCATACACATGTTCAATTTCGTAAGCTTGGTCAGGCGTAGGAGCGAACATTAACCTCGCATTAGACCCTGAAACACCATAATGAGCATAAAATTTAGGTAAACCATATTTTGCGCTAGTGTTTACAGGGTACGCGTCACGTAAAAAATTTAAATCTTTATTTAGTAAATATGTGGTGGTGCTACTACTAATTACAGCAATACTATATGTATACAAATATCCGTCAGGAGTAGTGTATAATTTGTTAGTAGCAGTTAGAGGTCCACTATCCACATTACGTGAAGCGGGCAATTCAACGGTGTTAAATATTTTTTGTTCTGCTTGTTGTGTAAACATAGCAAGCTGGTCATCAGTAAAAGTTGTTTCACAAATGTCAGCAATATTTGTTTTAAGCGAAGCGTAATTCATATTCTAACCCATCGGCCCCTTTCCTATTATCTATGTAGTTGTTACAGTTACGTCACCTATAGCTCCAGTTGCTTCTAAGTTATTAGTAGTCAAATCATAAATATTTTTTCCATCACCTACGGGATTCCACCCCCATTGTATATTCCTATTGCTATCATACCCTGCAAAATCAGGACGTGGATTACGTATTGCTTGTGGATCATGTACAGGAAGTTCACCCAGTTTGTTTTGCGGATGGTCTGGACCCCAACACTCACGACACGCTTTTATATTAGTATCTTTACCCTTTTTAATTATACTGCGCAACTCTTTTAATTTAAATCGAAACCCACAAATATCGCACTCTGCTATGGCTTTGTTATTTGAAGAGAACGCTCTAGCCATATTACATACTACTCATACGTGGTACAAAAACAGCCGATGTTTTTTCTCTGTCTTCACTTGCAGCTCTATCAAACTCTTCTTCATATGCAGCTTTCAACATCTGTACTCTATCGACAAGTTCAGGAACTTTCATAGCAATATGATATGCTAATCCTGCTACGAGACAAGGTAAAAACCTAAACGTCATGTCTGCGGTCTCTACACCGTTACCTGCATCTTCTACTCGACGTATACGCCAGTATGCGAATATGTACCCACTTTTATCAGGTACAGGCCATACGTTAATCCTTGGAGTGGCTAATCGTTCAACCCACACCTGGATGGGTCTACCTTCTGTTAACTTGTTTGGGATAGCTGCGTAAGTACTTACACTGATACGACTTATAGTAAGATCAGCTTGTTTTGTAGTGCTCCCACTATCAGTACGTATTACATGTTCAAGAAGATCCACCGTATCTGCTGGTAGGCTATATTGTGAAGTACCTGATACCAGTGTCACTGTACCACTATCTATAGTCCACATATTAATGCCACGGTTCTGCCACTCAATAGTCATTAAATTCATAGACCTACGAGCAGTTCTTAAATCATAACCAGAACGCATTTCACGTCCAGCACGCTCCCATGCCTCTTCAGCAATCTCTGTGAAGTCCATATCAAAAGCGGTAGTTCCCGAAGTAGCCATTATCTATTCCTTAAAAAACGCTTTTACTTGAGCTAGTAGATCTTTCTTACTTTTACGTCTGTCGAGTTCAATATTATGCTCACGCATATATGCTTCTAACTGTACTTTAGTCATACTATCTACATCAACAGCTTCTTCAATTATTTCAGCTTCTTCAACAACTTCAGCTTTTACATCACCCGATATTGCTGCTATCGCTTCAGCTTCTGTCATTATAGTAGTTTTTACCAACGTCATAGAACCATCGTCACCTCTAGTTCCTATTTGGTAAACAGGGTCACCATCAAGGTTATTACCAATACTAATCATCTCTAGTTTACTCATGTTAGCTCCTTTTATACATACTGAGTCATCTTTCTTCTACTTTCTAATATTGCACCACACCCTCTAGCAATATCTCTTTTTCTACGGGCTACGCCACCACCCCTCGCAAGACGTACTGTAGCAGGTTTAGTATTTTTTACTACTGTTTTTCCTTTTGCTCCTTCTCGTTTCTTCTTTTTTGCAGTCGTTGCGCGTTGTGATTGACTTAGACTACTAGCTTTACTTCTTGGAAGACACCGATCTGGATTCTTTTTATCCTTAGAAGTACCACACTTACCTTTAATCTTACCGTCTGTGCCAATTCTAACCCAGTCTTGGTCTCTCCATCTTTTTAGGTCGCCCATTACTTTTTCTTTCCTTTGCTACCTTTAGCATAATTAGGATCTTTACAATATTTAGAAGCTGCCATGTTAGCATATGCGCTAGGGTATGTATCAAAGGTACGTTTTGCCCAAGATTTACCTTTTGCACAGATCTTACCACCAGATTTATAGTACCTACGCATCCTCTTCGTCATCCTTATATAGATTGTTAAACACGCGTTCTGTATCCCATACGTAACCTACATCCTCTTTCGAGTTATAACTGTGTTGATTTGGTTTAAAGTCTGGCGCTCCTTGGCCCGTCTCAAACCACGCAGGGTGTGTAACCCGAACTCTATTGTTGGGTAATGCAACAATATTTCCTGTATACTCTCCTGCGTCCAATAATTCAAGTACATGACTCTGTTTATGTTGCGCAGGGTCATCTGCTACCTCACTATCTGTATAATCCACAGTAAAATAGTACTTAGCAGGGTAAAATTCCCCGTCTACTTTAGCTATCCAAGGAGCTGGAGACGCTCTTTCTAACTTATAGACAGAATGGTGGTGTGACATACAATCCCAAGGTTGTGCTATATATGGGGGTAATTCTGTAGCCCACTCCTCTACAGGCACATCAGCAACGAGTGCTGTAATAGGTAATCTAGCCCACATAGCTCCACCATGAACATTCGGTTCATCGGTGTCATCGGACTCACACCCAGTAAAAATAACTTGGAAACTAAGACTTCTATTTGGTATTGTTGTAACTCCAATAACCATAGCGTGTAAAAACTCCCCGTAGTAGTCTTCTAAATTCTTAGTATACTCTCTCCGAACCCACGCTTTAAAGTAAGGGATACTACTTGTTAAATATGGCATTATGCCTTCTTTTCTTTTTTTCTTCTTTTCGCTGCAGCAATTTTCTTCCTGCGTTGTGATACTGCAGATGCTTTACTAGGTGGCCTAGATATTTGCGTCTGCGTACCTGATCGGTTTATAACCATCTTACATCATCTTAGCGGCACGAACACCTTGTCTAGCAATGCCTGATCCACGGACCTTACCACCTTTAGCCATACCTTTTTTCTTCATCATACCGCCCATAGCATAACCTTTTTTCTTCATCATGCCACCGCCTTTTTTCTTCATCATTTTAAAGTCGTCACCAGATATTTTACCGTCCTTATTTCTATCTAGTTTTTTCTGACCACCTTTAAGTGCGCCGCCCATAGCATAACCTTTTTTCTTCATCATGCCACCTTTTTTCATACCAGGACCAGCAGCGGATCTACCGCCTCCTGTTGTACCACGTAAACGATTTCTAGTGTCTTCAGTCGTCTCAGCCGCAGTAGGCTTCCTTTTCATTGAGCTTGGCTTTGTTTTAGTTTTTTCCATAAACATTCGTTGTTGACGATCACCAGTATCGCTATATAACCCTGATTTTTTATTAAAAGGCATCCTGCCTTCACCTTTTAAAGCAGAAGCTTGAGCTTTTATTTTTTGCTTTTTAGTAGCGCCGCCTTTTTTATAGCCTTTTTTCTTCATCATTTGTCTTTTCCTTCTTCACGCATTACTAGTCCAAGAATACTACACCCAACACCAACGAAGATTAACTCGCCAATACCTGATATAACGCCAATACCTACTATACCTACGCCAATCGCTGCGTAGCTAGAAGGTTCACTAAGTCTTCCTTTAATCCATCCAAACATTGTAGTCTCCTTTTAGCAGTTCCATTTACGTAAACTCTTATTTATGCGGCTATTTGGATCGTTTGCCGTCTTAGAGCTAGTTCTACGTTTCTTCATGCCCTTCATTCGAGCGCAAAACGACTTACGCCGATTAGCGGCCTTAGAGCCTTTTTTAAGTTTGCTAGGCTTGGTAGTAACAGCAGTCTTTAGTTTGCTGCCAGGGTTGGCCCGCCTGTAACTTGCCACACCTTTTTTGTTAAGTCCTCCTGACTCGCTCTTACCTTCTTTACGAGTCCAAGCAGGTGTCTTTACGCTCCCGCCAGATTTGTAATAGCTACGCATAGAAGAATGTAGCCATATCTACTACATCAAGTGTATACTTAACACTCATGCCACTATCGAATAGAACACCTTCTGCAGGTATTGTCCTATCAATAACAGTGTTAGCTGTACCTATAGTCCGAGCTTTAAATAATGTAGTACCATCTTCGGGTGCGCCATTAATAAACTCTACAGTACCTGCTGTACCGCCTGAAACGAGCGACATGCCTTTAAGTCTTATTCTGTTGCTACCTTCTATAGCTTGAGCACAGAGTGATCCTGAACCTACTGTTATATTAGCCGCGTACTGTGCAGAGCACTCAACGGCTGAGACGGTAAGAAATAGTTTTGCGCCTGCAACTGCTTCTGCTGAACCTGTTGAAGTAATTACTTCTGTCATAGCATCCCCAAACACATCTGTACCTGTAATTGTACATGTTTTTGCATTATCACCTGTACCTGCAGTTGTTACAGTGACATTTCTAGCCGCTCCTCCTGCAAAGGTGGTGTTAGCCATAGTTGCACTTGTATTAGGTCTAGCTGCGGTGACTAAACGATCTGCGTCTGCAGCGTTCTCATCATTTACAGTTAAAACCTTAACATCTGAAATACCCATATTAATCTCCTAAGTGTGAAGATGGGGCTTACGCCCCACCAGATTAATTATTGTATGTTCATCCAAACAAGAGAGTATTCTGTGTTAGCACTTACCGCCATCACTTCTCCAATCTCAGTAAGAACATTATCAGTAGCAGGAGCAACACCTCCAGCAGTACCGCCTGAACGAACTGCAATGTTACCAACAACTACCGTGCCAACAGTTAGTAGAGCCTGTGGACCAGATACTGTAAACCATCCATAATAGTCTGCAGTCATATCAATAACTGTTGCACCCATGATACAACCTGTTTCTGTAGCAGGAGCTACAATTAAACCTGTGTACGGATCGTGAATTATTGAAAGTTGTGAGTTTGTTGTCAGTGCAGTTGCTAAAGCATCATACGTGGTAATTACAACACTAGGATCATCAGAGTGATCGTGAGCTGGATTAGATTTAACCCGCATTGTTTGGCCTTCGCCATTTACGTCATTTACCCAGAGATAACCATTTGCGTACTCGTTAAGAGTCATGTCGTTACCACCTGTTTCTACAGAAATAGCAGTTTCACCCGCTGCTACTGTTGCTGTTGCAGACATATTAGCGTGGTTGGAATCTATTGCTGCGTGTTGGACAAGTTTACCCGCAGTAACCGCTGTCCCGCCACATTGACCATATCGGTAGATGTTATTACCATAAAATAGTTTTGTGCCTGTTTGGAACAGTGCTGTAGAACTTTCTGCATAAGGGTTTACTG